GGGATGGTGTTAATGGTTCGGCTGGTGAGCGCGGCGAACAGGGCCCTTCAGGGCCTGCCGGCCCGCAAGGTGCACAGGGTGAACGGGGTGAGCGTGGCCCCGCCGGTGTGAATGGATCCGATGGCAAGGATGGTAAAGATGGGCGCTCGGTGGTGTCTGTGTACTGTTCCGGGGGTCGCCTGGTTGTGAAATATAGTGACGGTGTGGCTTCTACAATATCGGGCTCGGTGGCCTGCCAGGGTGTGAAACCGTCGCCTATAGTGACTATATCATCCCACAAATAGAAAGGAGTGGCTGTGATGGTAGTGTTTGGTGGTGGTGTGTGGTGAGGTTTATTCCTGCGGCGCACCATTCTGCCGGCTCGAATAGTCCGGTGAATAGGGTTGTGATTCATGCGACGTGCCCGGATGTGGGGTTTCCGTCTGCTTCCCGTAAAGGGAGGGCGGTGTCTACAGCGAACTATTTTGCTTCCCCATCGTCGGGTGGTTCGGCGCATTATGTGTGTGATATTGGGGAGACGGTGCAGTGCCTGTCAGAGGGGACTATTGGTTGGCATGCCCCACCGAATCCGCATAGTTTGGGTATAGAGATTTGCGCGGATGGGGGTTCGCATGCCTCGTTCCGGGTGCCAGGGCATGCTTACACTCGTGAGCAGTGGCTGGATCCTCGCGTGTGGCCTGCGGTTGAGCGTGCCGCTGTCCTGTGTCGGCAGTTGTGTGACAAGCATGGTGTTCCGAAGAGGAAACTGTCTGTGGCCGATTTGAAGGCTGGCAGGCGGGGTGTGTGTGGCCATGTGGATGTGACGGATGCGTGGCATCAGTCGGATCATGATGATCCGGGGCCGTGGTTTCCGTGGGACAAATTTATGGCCGTAGTCAACGGCAAAGATGAGAGTGGGGAGTTAACTGTGGCTGATGTGAAAGCCTTGCATGATCAGATTAAACAATTGTCTGCTCAGCTTACTGGTTCGGTGAATAAGCTGCACCATGATGTTGGTGTGGTTCAGGTTCAGAATGGTGATTTGGGTAAACGTGTTGATGCCCTGTCGTGGGTGAAGAATCCGGTGACCGGGAAGCTGTGGCGCACAAAAGACGCTTTGTGGAGTGTCTGGTATTACGTGCTGGAGTGTCGCAGCCGCATTGACAGGCTTGAGTCTGCTGTCAACGATTTAAAGAAGTGATGTGTGATGGGTAAACAGTTTTGGTTGGGCCTGTTTGAGCGTGCCCTGAAAACTTTTATTCAAACGTTTGTTGCTGTGCTTGGGGTGACGGCGGGTGTCACGTATACTGCGGAGTCGTTTCGCGGTTTGCCGTGGGAGTCTGCCCTGATTACGGCCGGGGTTGCTGCAATACTGTCGGTTGCTACCTCGTTTGGTAGCCCGTCGTTTGTGGCCGGTAAATCTAAAACCACGGTTGTGGATGCTGGGCTTGTTCCACTCGACGATGGGGGCATGGTTGAGCCGCACTCGGTGGATGTGTCGGATCCTGGCATGATCGAGCCTGTAGATGATGCTGATCTTGGTGGCTATGAGCCTCGGCGTGCAGCCGAGTCTGAGGTTGGCACGGTAGAGTCTACTGTTGCATAATTGAATATGTGTGTGTGCCCCAGCGGTGCTGCCACTATCGTGTGGTGGTTGCCGCTGGGGCACTATTTTTGTGTCTATAGTATTCTATGATTCGTTGTTGTCTATAGTTTCTTCGATCAGCTGGTCCAGGTGGAGGCAGGCGGAGATAGTATCGTTGGCCTGGTCTAGAACGTTCTGGCCGATAACATTTTTGTGGTTGTCGCGGTGGCAGGTGATAGACCGCATGATATCGTCGGCCGCCGATTGCAGTAGTTTGGCCTGGTATGCGATTCCAGCGAGCCAGTCTAGTGCTTCCTGGCTTGCCCGTGTGTCGTCTGGAATGCCACGGGTGTTGCTGTTGTTTGTGGGGTATCCTGCACTGTCGCAGTCCCACAGGATTTCGCTGCACTCGTCTAGCGTGTCCTGATCGATTGTGAGATCGTCGAGGCTGACTTCTTTGACGGTAAGGTTCACGTTGTCGAGTGAGATGGGTATCCGGTACTGGTTTTCGACATCGTCAACAATGTTTTGGAGCTGTTGCATGTTGGTGGGCTGTTGTTGGATGATTCGGTGTATCGCTGTTTTGAGGGCGGTGTGGGGGATATTGGTTGTGTTGTTCATCGTGTTATGCCATTCCTTCGTTATCGTCTGGCATGTAGTATGTGCTGTTTGCGTACTCGGTTAACGTCATCAGTGTTTGGTCTGCCCACTGTTTCGCTGTCTGCCGGGTGACTCCGAGTCGTTGGGCTGCCACCGAATAGGTTTGGTCATACCCGTATACTTCACGGAACGCTGCCAACCTGGCTAGCCGTTTTCGCTGTTTGGATGGCTGGCAGGTGAGGGTGTAGTCGTCGATGGCTAGCTGCAAATCGATCATGGTGGCAATATTGTTGCCGTGGTGTTGTGGCGCGGTTGGTGGGGGTGGCATTCCTGGTTCGACACTCGGTTTCCATGGGCCTCCGTTCCAGATCCATTGGGCGGCTTGAATAATGTCGGCGGTGGTGTAGGTTCGGTTCACTGGTCATCCCCTGAATAGGTTGTCGAGGTTGTCTGGGTTGCTGGTGTTGGTGGTGTCGAATCGTCCCACACAGTGGCAGTAGTCGTACATGAGTTTGATAATGTGTTGGTGGTCTCCCAAATAGGTGTTTCCGCTGATGCTGTAGGTGGCTGTGCCGTCTTTGCTAATGGTGTATTTGGCGGTGATGGTTTCGGGTGTTTCTGTGTTGGTGATGATGGCGGTGGTGGTGGTGCCTACTGTTTGGAGTATGGTGGTTTGGGTTCCGTCGTCGAGGATGGTTTTAACCATGAGGGGTTCTCCTTTTAGTTGCTTGTTTGGTTGTCGGCTAGATGAATAATATCGGGTAAAGGTTTCGGTTGGTCTAGGTGTTGTATGGTTTTATTGGCTAGCCGTTTGGCTACCCTGTAACACATTTTGGTGTAGTGTTTGTTGTCTAGGTTGTGGTATTGTTCCCGCACCGCAATATATAGTAGGGAGTCTTGGTACAGGTCGTCTGCACTGATTGCGGGGTAGTGTGCGGCTGTTTTGGTGCATGCCCGGTTGAGTGTGCGTAGATGATGGTCTGTGGCCCACACCCACGATGCGGTGGTGGCTAGGTCTGCTTTTGTTGGTCGTCTGCTCATGGCACGATTACCTGGCTATCTGGTAGTTGTTTGGTGTTTTGTTGTTGATAGTGTAGCACACTAGTCCGGGGTTTCCGGTGGTGCCTGTGCGGTGCCGGAACCATGTGGATTCGCCTTCCATTGATGGGCATTGGATGAAGGTGCGTTGTCCTTGCTCGGAGATTTCTAGGTGGTGTCGGTGCCCGGCCATGAGGATGTGGGATGTGGTGCCGTTGTGGAATTCTTGGCCGCGCCACCATTCGTAGTGTTTGCCGGTGCGCCATTGGTGTCCGTGGGCGTGCAGGATTTGTGTGCCGGCCACATCGACGGTGGTGGTCATTTCGTCTCGGCTGGGGAAGTGGAAGTGTAGGTTGGGGTATTGGTTGTTGAGCTGGTAGGCTTCTGCGATGGCGCGGCAGCAGTCCACGTCGAAGGAGTCGTCGTAGGTGGTGACTCCTTTGCCGAAGCGTACGGCTTCTCCGTGGTTGCCGGGGATGGATGTGATGGTCACATTTTTGCAGTGGTCGAACATGTGGACGAGTTGCATCATGGCCATGCGGGTGAGCCTGATTTGTTCGGTGAGGGGTGTTTGTGTGCGCCAGGCGTTGTTGCCTCCTTGTGACACGTATCCTTCGATCATGTCGCCGAGGAATGCGATGTGGACTCGTTGCGGTTTGCCTGCTTGCTGCCAGTAGTGTTTTGCGGATGTGAGGGAGTGTAAATAGTCGTCGGCGAAGTGTGCTGTTTCTCCGCCGGGGATGCCTTTGCCGATTTGGAAGTCGCCTGCCCCGATGATGAAGGCCGCATTGCTGTAGTCGGTGTGGGGGTTGTCGGCTGGTTTTGGTGGCTGCCATTCGGCTAGTTTATCGACGAGTTCGTCTACAGGGTAGGTGTCGGTTGCGGGTTGGTGGTCGATTATTTTTTGTATGGATCGGCCTGTTTCTCCGTTCGGTAAGGTCCATTCGGAGATGCGTGTGCGGCGTACAGTACCATTGGCTAGATTGTCGTCGATGGTGTCTGCTTCGTTGTTGTGGTTGGCTAGCTGTGTGAGTAGCCGGTCTATATTGTCTATCACTGGTTTTCCTCTTCTGTTTGTGGGGTGGTGTTGGCTTGTTTGCGGCGATAGTCTTTAATGACGGTGGCGGAGATGGGGTATCCTGCCTGGGTGAGCATTTGGGCTAGCTGTGTGGCGGGGATAGACCTGTCGGCGAGCACGTCGGTGGCTTTGTTGCCGTAGCGTTGAATAAGGGTTTCAGTTTTGGTTGCCATGATGTCCTATCGGTTGTGTGGTGGGCTGCCATCCTGTGCGGCAGTCGCCGTCGTGTCCTGGTTTGCGTGTGCACCACGATACGGTTCCGTCTGTGTGGTTGAGTGTTTTACCGCACATGACGTTTTGTAGATGCTCCGGCAGCTGGTCATCCTGGTTGCTGGTTTGTGTGTCGAAGAGTGTTTTCTGGTTGGTGAAATGTTCTGACACGGTGCCGTTGTGTACGGGTAGTATCCATGTTTTCCATTGTTGTTGCATCCGGGTGTTCCAGTGGAATTGTTTGGCGGCGTTTTCGGCTTGTTTAGCGGTTTTGTAGTAGCCGACGAGGATGCGCTGGTGTTCACTGTCGGGTGGGTTTTGGCCTCGCCAGTATTGTGCCGCGACGGCGTACCGGTTGCTGGCTGTGAAGGTTTGCCAGCAGTATTCGATAATGTGCTGTAGTGCACTATCGGGAATGTCTTGTGTTTGGTTTTCGTTGAGCCATTCGGCTTCGATGATGCCGTGTATGGCACGTTTGTCTTTGGTGGTGGGTTTGAAGGCGATGCTCACAATGTTGGCCTGTCGTCTTGCATGAAATCATTGAAGGATGATTCGCTTGCGCGTCTGGCGTGTGTGATTTGCTGGTCGGTCCAGTCGGGGTGTTGCTGTTTCAGATAGTACCAGCGGCACGCATTGTAGGTTTCGTCTTGTAGCCGGGTGAGATGGTTTTCTTCGATGATTTGTTTCCACATAGCCCATGACACGTCTAGCCTGTCCAATATTTCCATTGCTGGAATGTTGAATTGGTCGAGGAAGCGGATTTCGTGGGTGTAGTATTCCTTCTCGTACTGGTCCCATCCGCTTCGGTGCCTGTTGGGCTGGTTTTTGGGGTAGGCTTCCCGGCATACTTTGTGTAAACGTTTGGCCATGTCGTCGGGTAGTTTAATGTCGGGGTTGGCGCGGATCATGGATCGCATCCCATCATAGGTGGTGCCCCAGGTGTGCATGATATGTAGTGGGTCTTCGCCATCAGCCCATTTTTCTGCACAGATGGCGAGGCGGATACGCCTCCTGGCTGTTTGGCTGGTGTTGCGCCGGTTGGGGATGGGGCACGTGTCGAGGGGATCCATGATGTTTTGGTGTACCTTTCTGGTTTCGTGTTGTTGACGTGTTTTACTGTAGCACAGTGTCTAGTGCTTGTGTCAACCCTGTTTTTCCGGCCTGTAGGTAGGTGTCTGTGACGTCACCGAGGGTGAGGGGCACATGGGTGGCTTGGGGGAGTGCTGCCTGGAGGGTTTGGGCCATCTGGTGGCCCGCCTTGTCTGGGTCTGACCAGATGTAGATGTGGTCGTAGCCTTCAAAAAATTTGGTCCAAAAGTTTTGCCACGAGGTTGCGCCGGGTAGGGCGACGGCCGACCATCCGCATTGTTCGAGGATCATGGAGTCGAATTCGCCTTCGCAAATGTGCATTTCGGCTGCCGGGTTGGCCATGGCGGCCATGTTGTAGATGGAGCCTGTGTCTCCTGCTGGGGTTAGGTATTTGGGGTGGTTGTGGGTTTTGCAGTCGTGCGGGAGTGAGCAGCGGAAACGCATTTTTCGTATTTCGGCTGGCCCTTCCCATGTGGGGTACATGTAGGGGATGGTGATGCACTGGTTGTAGTTTTCGTGGCCTGGGATGGGGTCATTGTCGATGTATCCAAGGTGGTGGTAGCGGGCTGTTTCTTCGCTGATGCCTCTTGCTGAGAGCAGGTCGAGTATGTTTTCGAGGTGGGTTTCGTAGAGGGCTGAGGCTTTCTGGATTCGGCGGCGTTCCGCAATGTTGTATGGGCGTATGCTGTCGTACATTCGGGTTTTCTTCTTCTAATCGTTGTTGTAGCTGGGTGAGGCCTCCTCCGACACCGCATGTGTGGCAGTACCAGACGCCCTTGTCGAGGTTGATGCTCATGGAGGGCTGGTGGTCGTCGTGGAACGGGCAGAGGATGTGTTGCTCGTTTTTGGACGGGTTGTAGCGGATGCGGTAGGTGTCGAGGAGGCGACAGGTGTCAGAGGTGTGGGAGGAGCTCGTTGAGGGTTGATACCACATAGGCTTCGCTCCAGGGTTTGTTGCGCTGTTTCATGATGACTAGGCCGATGGTGGATTGGTTTTTGCGGTTTCGGTGGGTTTCGTAGTTGCGCGCCTCAAGGGTGGCTTCTTTCACGAATTGGGCCAAATGCTGTTGGCCAGCCTTAGCTTCGATCACATAGGTTTTGTTGCCGGTTTTGAGGATGAGGTCGCCTTCGTCCTCTCTGCCGTTGAGGTGGAGGCGCTCTATATCATAGCCGGTGTCGCGTAGCTGGTGGAGGAGTCTTGTTTCCCATTCGGCTCCGGCCCTGCGGTTTCTTGATTGCTGTGTCGACATGATAGTCCTTTGTGTGTTGTGGTCATGTTCCAGGGCTGTTTTTCGACGAGGGGTCCGAAGAATGTGTATTCGGGGTAGGCTCGTAGCCGCTCATATTTTGTTCCGTCTGGGCTGGATTTGCCGGTGCGCTGTTTGAGCACGGCGATGCGTGCCTCGGCTGGTATCGATAGGCCGTTGCCATTATCCTCGCCACCATACAATGATACTCCGAGAATGAGTTGTGGTTTTTCGGATAGCCCGTTTTTGATTTCCCGGCGTGCTGGCGGGTGTTCGATGTCGGTTCCGGTTTTGTCGGTTGCGTGGTGTGTGACGATGATGGTGGAGCCAGTATCCCTGCCTAGTGCTGTGATCCATTGCATGGCTTCTTGTTGGGCTTGGTAGTCGGATTCGCAGTCTTGGATGTCCATGAGGTTGTCGATAACAATGAGTGGTGGGAAGGTGTTCCACATTTCCATGTAGGCTTGCAGTTCCATGGTGATGTCGGTCCATGTGATGGGTGACTGGAATGAGAATGTGATGTGTTGGCCGTGGTGGATGCTGTCTCGATAGTATTCTGGCCCGTAGTCGTCGATGTTGTGTTGTATCTGTGTGGTGGTGTGTTGGGTGTTGAGTGAGATGATTCGTGTGGAGGCCTCCCAGGGTGTCATGTCCCCTGATATGTAGAGGGCGGGCTGGTTGATCATCGCTGTGATGAACATGGCTAGCCCTGATTTTTGGCTGCCGGACCGCCCCGCAATCATCACCAAATCCCCTTTGTGGATGTGCATGTCCAGGTTGCGGTAGAGGGGTTCTAGCTGGGGTATGCGGGGCAGTTCGGCGGCTGTTTGGGAGGCCCTCTCGAAGGATCGTTGTAGAGAGAGCATCGGAGCCTTTATCTATCTATCGGTTGGTTGTGTTTTGGTGGTCAGATGGAGTCGATGTCGATATCAGCATCAGTTGAGGCTGTGGTGTCGTCTAGCTGGCCGTTATCGCGTTTGTCTACGTATTCGGCAACCTTATCGTAGATGGCATCATCAAGGGGTTTGAGCACGACCGCGTTGAACCCGTTTTTGGTGCGCACGGTGGCGAGTTTGAATGCCTGTTCTTCGCCAAGGTAGGCTTCTAGGTCGCGGATCATGGAGTGTGGGCGGTCGTTGTTGCCGCGGGCTTTCTCGATAATGGCGTTGGGGATGGTTTCTGGGGTGCCGTTGTTGAGATCGTCTAGGGTGTGGAAGATTGTGACATCAGCGTAGATGCGATCGGCGGTCTGTCCACCGTAGCCTTCGGTGTTGTGCTGGACGTCGTGCACTTTGAAGGCGATGGCGGTGGCGTCCTGGTTTCGGGAGGGGTTGAAGAAGGTGCTGTTGCTGTTGTTGCGGTAGTTTGCGAGTCCCATTGTTGTTTCCTTTACTGTTTGTGTTGTTTTGTTTGTTGGTTTGTGTCGGTTTTTATCGGGTGAGGCTGTTTCGTTTGCTGCGGAAAGCCTCAGACACGTCACTGTTACTAGTGATGGTCTTCTTGTACTGTTTAAGGAGGTCGGCTAGCTGTGCCTTGCTTGTGGCATTGTTAATTTTGTCGATGATGGTGTTGTTTCCTTCTGAGGCGATGTTGTCTACGTAGTCTTTGGCGGCCTGATTGTAGCGATCTTGGAGGATGATGGATGCTGTGGCGATCAGTGTTGCCAGGTCCCAGTTCCGTGCCGCGGAGCTGTTTTTGAGTCCGCCTAGCAGGTCGATGATAGTCTTCTTTACCTGGTCGGCGGTGTCTCCGCGGATGACGGTCCATGGGGCGGCGTAGTCGCCTCCGTATTTGAGTGTGACGGTGAATCGGTCGTCGTCTGTGTTGTCGGTCACTGGTGCTCCTTGCCTTCTTTTGTTGGGGCTGTGATGGTGGTTTCTATAGGGTACCTGTAGGCGTCTTTCCCGTTAACAGCCCAGCAGGCGTCCTTGACGGGGCAGCCTTTGCAGAGTGCTGTGACGTGGGGTACGAAGATGCCTTGACTGATTCCTTTCATTGCTTGACTATACATGGATGATACATGCCGGTAGGTGTTGTTGTCAAGATCGTAGAGTTCGGTGGATGTGCCCTGTTCGACCGATTGCTCGTCTCCCTTGGTGGTGGCGGGTGTCCAAAACATGCCTTTCGTCACATCGTTGCCGTGTTGGGCGAGCATGTACCGGTAGGTGTGCAGCTGCATGCTGTCGGCGGGTAGACGGCCGGTTTTGAGGTCCAAAATGAAGGTTTCGCCAGTGTCGGTGTCGGTGAAAACGCGGTCGATGTAGCCAACAATCTGGGTGCCGTCCTGGAGGATGGTTTCTACCGGGTATTCGATGCCTGGCTGGCCGTCCAGGATTGCGGTGATGTATTCTGGGTGGTTGCGCCTCCAGTTTTTCCAGCGGTCCACAAAGATGGGGCCGTATATCATCCACCAATTGTAGTCTTTCTTGTGTGGCCCGCCCGACTCGCACATGTTTTTGCACACCCTGCCGGAGGGTTTGATTTCGGTGCCTTCGGATTCGGCAAGGGCGACTTGGGTGTCGAAAATGTTTTTGAAGGATGAGAGTTTGTCTGGCAGTGCAGGGTATTCGGCGGGATTGTACAGGTGTAGGTCGTATTGTTCGGTGATGTGGTGTATGGCGCTTCCGGCGATGGTGGCGTACCAGGTGTGGCGTTGGGCGTGGTAACCGTGGGATAGGCGCCATTTTTCTCCGCATTCGGCCCACTGGGTGAGTGAACTGTAGGAGATGTGGCCTGGATGGCCGATGGTTTTCGGATATTGTGCTAGAGGCATTACTTGTCGCTTTTGTTCCATGGGTTGCGGGTGTCTTGGCCGGCATCGTGTTGCTGGTAGGCGAGGAGTGCCAGGCAGTGCCAGGCCGCATGGGCTAGATGAGGTAGCCCCGATTCGCGGTCGAGGTTGTTGCCTTGCTGCCATGATAACAGGTGCCTGTAGAGGGCGTCGACACTGTGGCTCCACGGGTATCCTCCGGTCCAGTTGTTGTCGCCGTATTTGGTGGCACCGTATCCTGCCACGGAGCCGAGGGCGTGTAAGGCTGTAGGGTCGATGAGGGAGAGCCGGCAGAGTTTCAATTCTTTTCGGGCACCAGTATCAGGGTCGGTGTACATGCTGGTTGGTTCATCCATGGTGTGTGTGCTCCTTGAGTGTGGGTTACTGGTTGGGGTTGTGGGCTAGGGCGACGGCGAGAATAATGATGGCGAGGGTTTCAGCGATAAGTATGGGTGTTGTGATCATTTAGTGTCTCGGGGATTGTTGGTGAGGGTTGAGGCGCCTAGGAGGGTGGCGAGGGCGCATGCGGCAATAATGGCGAGGGCTGCCTTGTGTGGGGTGCCGGTTGCGTACATCCATGTGATGATGGCGCCTTGGATCCAGGCGAGGCTGGTGAAGAACGTTTCGTAGCTGTGTAGCTCAATATTGTTGTTGAGTGTGTTCATGCTTGCTCCTGAAGAATGGTGTTGATGGTTTTATAAATGTTGTACAGGTCGGTTTCGATAGATAACAGTTGGTGGATTTCGTGGTCGAGATCAATGTCTGGGTTGAGGGTGTTGATGCGGGAGGCAATATCGGTGGCTGTGCGTAGTGTGCCGCCGGTGTGGTGAATAATGTGTGCTGTGTCGGCGAGGCCGGTGGTGACAGCGTAGTGGGATAGGAGAGGCATAGCGGGGATGCTCCTTGGCGGGTTACTGTTGCGGGTTGATGTTGAGGTCGGTGACGTTGGGGTGTTCTTCTGTTCCGGTGACGAGGCAGTGGACGGTGACGGGTAGTTTGGATGCGCCGGGCTGTTTCATGGTTGCGCCGTAGACGATGGAGAAGGTGTCTTTGCCAATAATTTTGTGGAGTTGGAGGTCGATGTCGGGGTTGCCGTTCCAGTTGACGCCTTGTGCGGCGGCTTGTTGTTCGGCTTTGCGGTTGCAGGTGTGTGCCGCGGTGATCATGGTGAGACCTTGTGAGGTTTCTTCACCCCTTGCTTGGGCTTGCTTGTGGGCTTTCTGCTGTTCGGCTCGCAGTGACTGTTCTGCGGCTGCCTGGCGGGCTTTCTTTTCGGCTTTGCGCTGTTGGACGGTTTTTGGGGTCCATTCGGTGTTTCCTGTGGTGGCCTGTGGTGCTGGCTGTGAGGCGAGTGGCGGATTGTCGTCTGGGGCTGGCATGAATGAGGCGGCGGCAATGATGGCGGCTGTGATGCCGGCGATGGTGTAGCCTGTTTTCTTGTTCATGTTTTGTGTCCCCTTTCTGGGGTGTTGTTCGTTGCTGACATGATTAATCATGGTGTGGGCGGTTCCCCATGTCAAGGCTGCGCTCAACGATTGTGAGCGTTTGGTGTGTGGCTAGGGGTTTTATCGGGCACACAGGGTGAGTAGATGGCCAACATTGATGCGGCTCACATTCCAGTAGAGTTGTGTGGCTTCACCGCCGGTGAGTGGCTTCCACTCGTTGTGGCTGAACACGGTGCCATCGGATGCGATGAACGTGTTGGGGCGTAGCTTGTGGAGTTCGGCTTCCACGCTCTGCCGGTAGGCTTCGGCGAGGCCCTCAAAATCCATGTGGTCGCAGGAGAGGTTTTCGAGGCGTGTCAGGTCGAAGGGTGTGGGGCAGTCGTAGCTGGCTGGGGTGTAGAGCTGGGTGAAGTGGTTGGCGATCTTTTGCATGATTATTTCCTTTTCGTTGCTTATAACGTTGTTGAGGGTTTATCGGGTGGATGCTTTGAGGATGGCGTCTACATCGATCATGTCGATCATGTCGTGGAGTTCCTCAGCTTCGTTCTCGGTGAGTGGCTGCCAGTCGTAGTCGCCGTACACGGCGCCGTCGAGGGTGACAGTCCACAGTGGCCGGATGAGGCGTACGGCTTCTTGTACTTTGGCGTGGTACATGCGGCGCACCATATCCAGATCGATGTCGTCTGAATGGTTTCCGGTGAGGCCGTGGAGGCTGAGCGGGTCGATTTCTGTCTGCCTGTAGAGGGATGTGAAGGATGGTGTGATGAGTGTGCCATTCATGGGTGTGCTCCTTTCGGTGGTGTATGGGTTGTTGTGGTTTCTAGAGTGTGCGGGCTGTTACCCCACTGTCAAGGCTACGCTCATTTGGATTGAGCGTTTCATGGGGGTGTGTCGGGTGTGACAGATGTCACTTAAGCCTTTATTGCCTCTCCCAGCGTCTCAAATCTTCTGGGGGTAGGATTATATAGGGTTGACCCTGCTGATCGATTCTAGGCCCCATACAGGGCGTCTCAGGGGTATGTCTGGGTGATAGCGGGTGTGGCAGATGATCTAGCGAGTCAAGGTGCCGGGCTTAGACATAAGATCTATCATCTAGATGTGTGAGATGTATCACACTCTCCTGGCTTAGTGTGCACCCTCGAGGCCACTCTGCCAATCTAGCGTGGAGGGCGTAGTCCAGAAATGCCGTTTAAAGCCTTCACACGGCGCCTAGGGGCGCCTTACAGGGTGGGGGCTAGGTATTCATACCCCCAGCACATTCTGATCGATTCTAGACGCCCCCCAGAGCCCGATACGCGATCAACCATCTCGGCATAGATCATCAACCCCTATCCTGGTTAGCTAAGCCTCAACTATGTGGACAGTGTTGGTTACTGTGGGGGAAGAAGGACACGGTAAAAGAAAGAAGGGGGAGCATCAACCTTCACGCCTTAAGGTCTTAGCGCTTAGCACCGATGGTCTTAGCACTGAGCACCGAGCCCTTGAGGGGCTCGGCATCAGCCCGAGCAGGCACAGCCCTGAAAGGGGTACACGCCATCAGGAAAGGCTTAAGAGTACGAGGAGCCTTAGCGACGAGTACTCGAAAGCCTGAGGGAACACCCTCAGCACTGATGGGCCTAGCGTGTTCGGAAAGGACACAAGAGTCAAGTGTGACAGCTGTTCGGGAGTGAAACCCGTTCTGACTAGGGGTTTCAGCCTTAACCACCCTCAAAGGTTACAAGACTTTAAGAAAATTTAAGGAAAAGTTTAGGTTTAATTTTTGGACCTTTACTACCAAAAACACCCGTTTACACCCCTCAAACCCGCCTATAGAGCCAAATACACCAGTTTGACTCATCCCAGGTGGGGTATGATAGGCTGGACAGGTAGCCAGCTGGACGCAAGGCCGAAATCCGCTGACGCGGCTTTCATCCTTACATCCATCAGTCTACCAAACACTTTAAAGCTTCAAGGCTAAGCGCTAAGCCCTTAAGACCTTAACGCTTAGCACCGAGCCCCCTCAAGGGCTCGGCATCAGTCTTAAAGCCTTAAACACTTAAAGTACATATAAAACTTTAAGACCTTAACACTTAAGGTTATAAATAAACATTAAAGCTTTAAAGTCTTAAAGTAACTATAAAACCTTAACAGTTAAACACTTAAAGCTTTAAACCTTAACACCTAAGTTAAGTATAAAACCTTAAAGGCTAAGTACTTAAGGATATAAACTTCACATCAGTGTTTAAGACTTAAAGACTTAAAGTAACTATAAGACTTTAAAAACCTTAAGTACTTAAAGTTAACCATCAGTCTTAAACTTTAATATTATAACCTATAAGTCTTAAAGCTTATAGGTATAATAATATAATATAAGTATTAAAGCTTATAAGTTATAAAAGTTTTAGAAGAGTTAAAGGGTTAACTTCTTTACTTCTCTTCTCTCTTTGGTTCTTTCTCTCTTCTCTTCTTTTCTTCATCAGGGGAGAAGAGGAACCTTTGGCCGTCAACGCTGATGGACTTTTCACCGTGTGTCTCGTGTGCTTCTGGTCGCAAGCTCCCATCGCACACTCCCCACACTCTTTCACCCGTGCCCCTTTTAGGCTTGGCGTGTTCGGCTGAAGGCGTACGGCGTGTCGCGCTTAAACCCTTAACACCAGGTAAGACTGAAAGTGTATATTATAAGTAGAAGACTTTAAAACTCCTAAGGTGTTCCCGCTTAACCCGTGTCCTTCAACGCTAGGCGCTCAGCGCTAAGCCGTGAAACGCGAACACCCATCCACCCCCATTTTTCTTTCGTGTCCTTCTCTTTTTGACACAGCTGGGGGGCGATGTGATCTTTCTCACATGCCGGGGGGTAGTGGAAAAAACAACCACCCCGACACAAACAGAACACCCCCTCAAACGAACAAAACAGCCCCCAGAATCGATCAGCAGGGCATCGGTAGGGTATTCATACCCCCAGACGATTCCAGGCCGTTAGAGGGGCAAATAAGACCAGTACAGGGCTAGGCGAGGAACAGACACATCATGGCACGCACCAACCGCACAGCCAGCCAAGCCCACCGACGCTGGCGGGCAAGACTCATCACCCAAGCACGCAAGCAAGGCCAAACCGAATGTCCACTCTGCGGAGCCCAGATAGCCTGGGACACACACGACCTGCCAACCAGCCCCGAAGCCGACCACATCACACCCGTCAGCCGCGGAGGACTCAACACCCTCGACAACGGGCAAATCATCTGCAGAACATGCAACAGAAGCAAAGGCAATCGCAGCGAACCAAACATCAAATTCCAACAACAAACCACAAAAACGTTGATTCCATGGTGAAAAACCCGCCAACCCCCACCGGGGACACCCCCTGCACACCCGTGCAAGACC